AAAAAAGAGCGTCCGCAGGGGAAAGTATAGAGAACCGCCCGGACGAAGTAAAGGACCGGGAAATTTTTGGACACTGGGAAATGGACACGGTAAAGGGCAAACAAGGGGTAACAAAGTCGTGTATGCTTGTACTTACGGAGAGAAAAACAAGAGATGAAATAATAGTGAAGTTGCCGGACCAAAAGGCGGCCAGTGTAGTAGAAGCTATTGACCGATTAGAAAGGAAATGGGGCGATATGTTCACAAAGGTATTTAGAAGCATTACCGTAGATAACGGCGTGGAGTTTTCAGACTATGAGGGATTGGAACGGTCTGTATTACATGAGGGGAAAAAGCGGACATTTGCCTTTTATTGCCACCCTTATAGTAGTTGGGAGAGGGGTAGTAATGAAAATAATAACCGCCTTATCCGCCGACACATACCGAAAGGGGAAGATTTTGACGAGAAGCAGGACCGGGACATTGAATATATAGAAAACTGGATAAACAACTATCCAAGGGGGATTTTTGGTTTTAAGACATCCGCCCAACTCTTTGAAGAGGAAATAAGGAAACTGGCTTAGAAAAAATTCAAAAACTTGTCGCAAAACTATTGACAAAATATATAGCTAAGTTGTAAAATCAAATGCGACAAGGGTTAATACTCTATCGCATTTGATTTTTTATACAGAAAATCAAAGAGTGTAACAAGAGAATGAAACTCTTGCGGCACTCTTTTTTTATTGCGAAGAAAACAGAAAGAAAGGTGATTGGACATGAGAAAAGGAGCGAAGCGGCTTAATTATGCAGATAGGCAGCGGATTGAGAGTATGAAGAAATCCGGGGCAAAGGTTACAGAGATTGCCCAGGCGGTGGGAGTACACCGGGCCACTATCTACAATGAATTGAAGCGTGGCGGAGAGCCTTACCGTGCAGAAATAGCACAGAAAGCGTTATAAACGCCGCCCGGCAGCAGGGCAGGAAAGCGAGGAACTTAACATGAAGCAAAGAACACTTTACCAGGTGCGTGTTACCCAGGAAATCCCGTTTTGTGATTATGACGAGGACGGGGAAGAAACCCAGGTAAGCAGCGGACGCATAGAAGAGTATGTGGCCGGGAGATTTTCAGCAGAGCATAACGCTAAACTCTTTGCGGAAGCATTGGAAAACAAGATTACAGAGGGAAGCGGCTATGTGACAAATTGCTTTACGCCGAAAGTCTCAATTATAAAAATAATCCAAACGGAAGAATTGGTGGACTGATAGAAAAAGGGGTGAGGGCTTTAATATGAGCAAGTGCATTGTGAAAATTTTAAGAGACGAAACGCCGGGCGGATTGGCGGAGAAAATCAACACGGAATTAGAGGAAAACACACGGTCATGGGACACGGTAACGGGTATCAAATACCAGGTGGCAGTAATTCCGATTATGAGAGGAAAAGAAATAGCCGGGTTTAAAACGGAATATTCCGCACTTATACCAGGGTAATGAATTTAGAAAGCGAGGAACTTAACATGGAAAAAATACCGGAATGGATTTATGCACCAACAAACTTTTCCCCGGAACTGGAAAAGACATTTGCGGCAGTAGAAAAAGCCCTGGGCTTTAAACTGTTTATTTGGCAGAAAACATTTATTGCCAACACAACATATAGACGGAGCGGAAGAACCACGGCGGAAATATTACGGGCTTTATTGAATGTATCAAAACCGCCCTTAGATTACACCAAACCAGTAGCGGACCACATGGAGCGGTTTTATAGAGAAGAGACACGGGAAATAAAGGCGAAACTGGACGCCGCCGGAATACCAACAAGGACCGTTTTCTTTTCCAGGCAGGAGAAACAGAAATATTACAGTGAAGCGGAAACCGGGAAGCAGGAGAAAAATACAATACCGGAATTTACGCCGGAATATGGAAAGAGGATGTGGCTATGAAAAACACGGCAGAAATGACACTGGGAAGTCTTTTTGACGGAATAGCCGGGTTCCCATTGGCGGCCAGGCGGCAGGGTATCAAAACGGTATGGGTAAGCGAGATAGAGCCGGATTGTATAGACATAGCAAAGCGGCACTTCCCGGAAGCCCTACAACTGGGAGACATTACGCAGATAGACGGAGCAAAAATCCCCATTGTGGATATTATCAGTTTTGGAAGCCCTTGCCAAGATTTGAGCGTTGCCGGAAAACAGACGGGGCTTGACGGTTCCCGTTCCGGCCTATTCATGGAAGCCGTGAGAATAACCAGGGAAATGAGGGAAAAGACAAATGGACAATATCCAAAATATATCATTTGGGAAAATGTGGCCGGGGCTTTTTCAAGCAATAAAGGCGAGGACTTCCGCCGGGTCCTGGAAGAAATCACACAGAGCAACATTTCAATGCCTAAAAGTGGGAAATGGGCAACCGCCGGAATGGTTGGAAATGAGGGACCAGGGGGGAGGGACGTTCAGTGTACCGCATGGCGATTGCTTGACGCTCAATTTTGGGGAGTGCCCCAACGTAGAAAACGTATCTACCTTGTCAATGATTTTGGAAATGGACGTGCCGGACAAATACTTTTTGAGTGCGAAAGCGTGTTGGGGTATCATTCGCAGGGCGGAGCAGAGGAACAAGGAAATTCCGGTAATTCTGAAAATAGCCTTACTGGAACGGATTGCAGAGGAATGGCAGAGGACGCAGACGGACAAATGAAATTAGATTTTGGCCGCACCGCAGACAGAATTTACATAAACGCCAAAACAAGTGTAACGCTCATGGGAAACGCCGGGGGCGGCAGTGGGAAAACGGGCTTATATTTACTTCCCGTCTATACCATTGCCGGAAATGTGATTGGCAGGAACGAGAAAAACGGCGGCCACCAGTTGGGCGTAAATCAAGACATAGCCCCAACGCTTACGGGTGCGGACCGGCACGCCGTAGCGTATGCCGCCGGGTTTCTTCCGAAAGCAGGAGCAAAGGCCGGGGGAATTGGATATACAGAGGAAGCAAGCCCAACACTTATGTCTCAACACCGTCCGGCGGTAGTGTATGGATATACACAAAGCGGCTATGGAGAGTTTAAAGAGGGTGTGGGCACGTTGAAAAAGAGCCGAGGGGCAGCAGGGGGCGGAAGTGAAACCCTTGCCGTGATAATGGAACGAATTGCCGCAGCGGTTAAATACCGGGTCCGCCGCCTTACGCCGCTTGAATGTGAACGCCTGGACGGGTTCCCGGACGAATGGACAAGGTACGGGGCAAGCGGCAAAGAAATGTCCGACAATGCCCGTTACATGGCACTGGGCAATAGTATAGCGGTTCCATGTGCGGAGCGTGTTTTTATCGGAATAAAGAAAGCAGAAAGTGAGGAATGAAGAATGGGAGAAAAAGGGCTTTATTTTGCGGCGAGGGAAGCGGAAGAAATAGGCTTTTCTATTGCATTGGTGTACATACCGCAAGAAAAGGATTTGCAGTTTTCTATTATGTTGGGCAGTTACATGGTTGCTATTGGGTGGACATTTTAAAAGAAAGGAAAACAGAGCATGACAAATTTAGAAGTGTTTTTATTGATTGTGGTTTTATTGATACTCATAGGCGGCGGAGTAATTTTATACCTGGCACTGGCCGGGTTAGCCATTATCTATTCAATGGGTGCAAATGAAAGCCCAAGGGGACGCCGTATTTTCTTTGGAGTCCTGGGCGTGGTTATGATAGTTGCCTTTGTGTGTGCTTCCATTTATTTTCACAAGTACGGGTGGCCGTTATGAAGTTACGGGAATTTCTGACCGTATTTGAACAATCGGACAGATTACGGATTGTAAAGAATGAAAAGGACGTTTATACGGGGTTCCTGGCCCTCATGGCACACGCCGGGAACATGGAAGCACTTATGGACGCAGAGGTTAAGCGGTTCAGACCAACGCCGGAAATAAGACATAAGGAATGGCAAAAACGTGGGCTTATGGCACCGTTGCAACCGCAGGAAACACCGGAATATTCCTTTTCGGATTTGCAGATGAACCTATATAACACCATTTATTTATAGGAGAACGAGACATGGCAGAAATGACAATAACGGTAAAAATTGAAGATTTACCGGAATTTAAGGCCAGGCTTGCCAGGATAAAGAAAATTATGCGGCGGCGTGCCTGGGTAAACGGTCATAGGACCGGGAAAGCGAGGAAAAACACATGGAAAAGAGCGTGACACCATTAAACGGAATTGTGGAGCCGGATTTTTTGGAATACCTGGACAAGACATTTAAGCGGTGGCAGCAGTTAGCCGACCAGGGCGTGACACTGGGCAGCCGTGAGATTGCAAAATTGACAGATACCGTATATGGGGCGAAACTTAACGCCCGTTATGGATTTGAAGCAGTTGCACGCAGGGAACCGGACGAAGAGGGCCAGGACCGTTTTACCCTTATGATTTACAAGAACCGTGAAGCGGTGGAAAATGACCCACCACTTTATCATTTCACAACACCAATTCACAGATAAGAAAGCGAGGAATTTAACATGGGATTTATGGACGGATTTACAAGTGACGGAACCGTGGACATGAAGCACACGGAATATTACAACCTTATGAAAGAAGCGGCAAAAGCGGAGTTGTTGAGCAATGCGGTAAAAGCGGAAGTGCCGGGCTTTTATGTCCAGGCAATGATTACCGGAGAAAAGCCGGAATTTTTAAACGAACTGAAAGCAGAGGAAGAGGACACGGGCTTTCATGCAGAATATGAGCAGATTACCGGGGCAGTTGTTTCCATGTTTGAAGCATGGACGGAAGAAAACGGCGTGGAGAGTGCCGCCGCTTCTTTGCACCGCCTTATTGATACCCTGGAAGTAAACCGCATTGACGAATTAAGGACGATTAAGGGAAACCAGGAAGAATACAGAAAGAAGTTGGAAGCAGCATTTGAAGAAATGGGAAACACCATGGAAGCCATGGCAAAAATGCCACCAATTAACGTATGTATAGATTTTGGGAGCAAGAAAGGCCATGTGGCAGCAGGAGAACCGGAAGAGGGCAAGCCCAAGGGCCGTGATTGTTGGAGTTGCCGGACGTGTGGAAATACAAAGCCCGTGAGCATGGACGTGGAGAAATGCCGGGAGTGTGAGGACGGGAGCCAATACACGGAAGCGGACACGCCGGACGAGAAAAGCCACGAAATGGAGAGCGAAGAGGAAAGCGAGGAACCGGACAATGGCAATGAATGAGTTAAGAAAAGAAGTGGAAGCCGCCGCAATGGCGGAATTAAACCGGGCAAATGCAAAGTTTCCTTTATTCAATAGCACACATGAGGGTTACGCAGTCATTTTAGAGGAAGCAGAGGAAGCCCAGGAAGCAATGGAAAATGTAAAAACTTCCCTGGCCGTCCTTTGGGACCGGGTAAAAGGCATAGAAGTGGCGTGCTTCCTGGACGAAGATACCACACCAACGGCAATTTTCCACCAGGCCATTGACGCCGCTTGTGAAATGGTGCAGACGGCGGCCATGCTTTTAAAGTATGAAATGAGTTTGGGGACAAAGGCAGGAGAGAAAGGAGAAAACACACATGGCGATTTATGCGGTTGATTTTGATAACACACTGGCAGTTACCAGGTTCCCGGAAATCGTGGAGCCAAAACGAAAGATAGTAGCGGCGGTTAAAATGCTCAAAGCAAACGGCCACAAAGTCATTCTTTGGACGAGCCGGGCAGGGCGTGACCTGGAAGCGGCGGTGGAATGGTGCCACGGCCAGGGCTTAGAGTTTGACGCCGTGAATGAACCTTTGCCGGAGCAGGTGGCAAGGTGGGGGAACGACACAAGAAAGGTTTATGCAGATTTTTACATAGATGACAAAGCTATGAGCGTAAGCGAGTTGGAAGCCATTATGGACAAAGTGGTGGACATTGTGGGCGAGTATGTAAACCAGTAGCAGGAAAGGGGACGCCATGATAAAGCGGATAATTGGAGCGTTATACGGGATTTTTTTAGAAGAGCCGTTGGACCGCTTGCATAATTGGCAAAAGAGATTTGAAAAAGAATATCTGAACTATTGCCGGACGGGGTGCAAGAATTGTTACAAGTGGAATGGTTATTGCAGGAGCCAGGCAAGCGGAACACCTTACAAAAAATTCCGCCGGAAGTATCACGATATGAGTAAATATCACACGGACATATAAGCAGGAAAGCGAGGAACTTAATATGGCAGCACAGGCGGAACGGTTAAAAATATCAATTACGGAAGAAAACAGAGCAATTAGAGCCTTGCAGGAAGCGGCATACATAAAGGGGTACATGACCGCAGAGTTGAGGGAGCGGGAAAGGAGAAAAAAAGCGAGAGAACGCAGGAAAAGAAAACGGTATTTCCTTACCCAAAAACTCTATGGCGTGGCAATGCTTATTCTTACGGCGGTTTCAGTAAAGCTATTAGAGGGGGACATAACGGTGGCGTTTATCCTGGTTCCAATGGGAATAGTGCTAATTACTTCCAAGGAAATGTTGATTGTAAATAAATACTTTTGGGAAAGCGAGGGCGTGTAATTCATGGGCAGACCTTTAATTTTTATAAATACAGATAATTTTCCGAGATTTTGCGACAACCGTTGTCTTAATACAAATTGTAGCAAGCACCTTTCAAGACTGGCAGGACATTCCGGCGGTGCAAAGATAAGCAAATTAAGAGGGACGCCGGATTGCGAGGGCTACATATCAAAATGGAAAAAGTCACATGAGGAAATCCAGGCGATACAAAAGGAAATGAGAGAAGCAGGGATTAAATAAGGG